CCATACTTATGTAGTGCTTCGGTGCCAACAATTGGTTATGGTAGCACTAGATATGCAGATGGAACTAAAGTTAAATTAAATGACCCAGAAATAACAAAAGAAGGTGCAACAACTTTATTCAAACAAACACTTAAACAATATGAATTGGCAGTTGATGCTTATTGTCGTGATGATATCAATCAAAACCAATTTGATGTTTTGGTATCGTTTGCTTATAATTTAGGTAATCAAGCATTGAAATCGTCAACGTTGTTAAAGAAAGTAAATAAAAACCCAAATGACCCAACTATTAAAACTGAATTCCTTAAATGGGTTAATGTTAATGGTAAACCATTAAAAGGTTTAATAAAAAGAAGACAAGCAGAAGTTGACTTGTATTTCAAAAATAATTAGTATCTTTGCATTATGGCAGTAGTATATAGACATAGACGATTAGATACCAATGAAATATTTTATATAGGTATTGGTAAAGAAATAAAAAGAGCTTATTCAAAAGCAAAACGAAACCCATTATGGAAATCAATTATAAATAAAACAAATTATGAAGTAGAAATTCTTTATAATAACATTAGTACTGAAGATGCAAAAGAATTAGAAATCTTTTTAATTTCTTTATATGGAAGAAGAGATTTAGGTTTAGGACCATTAAGTAATATGACAGATGGTGGTGATGGGATAATTAATTTAGCTAAAGGTATTTGGAATAAAGGTATTTCACCATCAAAAGAAACATTAGAAAAACAAAGATTAAAAAAATTAGGTGTTAAAAGAAAACCACATAGTGATGAAACTAAAGAAAAAATGAGGATTAAAGCTTTAGGTAGAAAAGGTACTAGAAATGGTATTACTATTTCAGCTGAAACTAAAGAAAAAATGAGATTAGCTGCATTAATAAGAGAAGAAAAAAAGAAATTAAATAAACAATAATGAAAAAGTTATTATTCATACTAGCAATTCTTCTAGTTAGCTGTAGCAGCCGTAAAGTTGCTATCAATAAACAAGAGATTAAAATTGATTCAATTAGCAAGGTAGAAGAAAAGCTTTCACAAGTTTCAATAAAAAATGAAAGTTTAATAGATACATCATCGTGTTATATGGAAGAATTTGAACCAATTGATTCGACACAACCATTTTTAGTAAATGGTAAAGAATATAAAAATGTTAGAATAAAGAAACAAAGAGTATCAAATGGTATCAGTATATCAAAAAAAGATGAAGTTGTCTTAAATCAAACAAAAAGCACCTTAGATAGTAAATCAGTAACTAAGGTAACGAAGGATAAAGATACTAATAGATTTAATTTATTACCATGGTGGTGGTGGGTTATTATTTTGATATCTTTTGGTGGTTATTTAATTTATCGAAAGTATAAAAGATAACGCGTTAACTTAATAAAAATAAATGTTTCATTATAATAAATAAAATTAAATAAAATAAAGATGGAACAACAAATAAATCCAGTTGGTGGCACATGGGCCCAAGATTCTGCAACTAGTTTAAGACAGTTAATAGTTACAGCAGAAAAAATAATATCAGCTATTGATACGACTACCACAGCAGTTAATAATTCTCAAACTACTGTTCAAATGGTTCAAAATGTGTATCATAAACCAGAATATCAATTCGTTTATAATCCTTTACCAATTATAACACCTAATCCTAAACAAAGAGTTGAAGTTGTTGTAAATCATATTAAAGCAAAACCAATTGTTATTGATGTAAACAGAAAAAATGCTTATGGACGCGTTTGTGGTTCTTACAACCCAGTTGATAGTAGATATAGTAATTGTATGGAATGTGTTGATAAGTGGTTAGAAGAAAGAAAGACTGGTTTTGAGTTAAAAGATTTAACTAGAAGTGGTACTGGTTGTAAAGTACAAAACAAATATAAATAAAATAAAAAACCCTCATAGGACATGAGGGCTTGATATTTGGTAAAACTAGTAAAATCCAATCTAATAACATTATGAAAACAAGACTAGTTTTAAGCAGAAGACTAATTTATTCTAAAACAATATAGTTCATTTGGTTGTGGAACTATAATTCCATTTTCACCATTTTCAATATTTAAACCTTGTGTGAAGTATTCTTCTTTTATTTCACCACAATTGTTTTTTACTTTAAGTAAGAATAAATTGTTTTCAATATGTGTTGTCGTTAACACTGTTCCACAATTACAATTTACTTCTTCTGTTGAGCAACTTATTAAACTTAATGATAAAATTGCTAATGTAAATATTTTTTTCATATTTTTTTTAATTTATTTGATAATTCTTTTCTGTTGATAATTCAAAAGCATAGTGTTTTGTTTCTTCCGTGCCACAATTCAAGTAATAAATTATTTCATTTTGTGTTACGTATAAACCAGTTATAATTCTTATTTTTTGGTCTTCATCTGTTTTAAGATAAACCGCGTCACCAATGTTAAATTCTAAATCTAGTATCATTTTAAGCTTGTTATAAATTCCTTTGTAAACTTAGTAGTTCTTGTTCTATAAGATACTTTAGTTTCAATTATGTGTTTTTCTTCTAACGTGTTAAGTGCTATCTTTACGTCTTTTTGTTTTATTCCAATTGATGCAGCAATATCTATACTTGTTTTGTTATATGTTAGAATTGCTGGAAATAAGCTAATATCAATTAAGATAAGTTTTTCATTAGCTGTTAAATCTTTGATTTTAAGAATGTTTTCAATCATTGTGGTGAATTTTTATTTGTTTATTATTTATTGTGGTGATGTTATTTCCCTTTCGGGATTCAGCAGTAGCTCACCACAAACTACTACTGAATAATTATTGACTTCTATTATAAATACTTTGATGTTTTGAAAAACCTGGATTATTTTTCAACATATATGGTTCTAAATTATTTTTAGTCCTTAATTGGTTTAAATAATTGCTAGTAACGTTATATTCTTTTTTAATAATATTATAATCAATTTTTTGTTTTAATAAATTTAAAATTTCTTCTATTGGATATTTTTGTAACACTTTACCTTTACCAATAAAATTAGATTTTCTACCAAGTTCTCTAAATGAATGTTGAACATTCTCAGCTCTTGTACACCATTCAAGGTTTTCAATTCTATTATCATCTCTAATACCGTTTTTATGATTAACTTCTGGTTTGTTTTCTGGGTTATCAATAAATGCTTCGGCTATTAATCTATGATGTCTTTTAGATTTACCATTTAAACTAACATCTAAATAACCTAAAGGTGTTTTTCTAATTTTAACTAAAGTCATTGTAGTTACATTAATAACATGACCTCCAGAACTTATCATATATTTATGCTTACTATCTATATTTTCAATATTTTTCCATTGATAAGCTTTTACATCAATAGTATCATAAATTAATTGCCTACGTTCTTGAATTTGCTTAATACGTTTTTCTTTTAATTTTTGTTTATATTCAATTCTATAAGCTTTTTGATATTCACGTTCTTTTTGAATTTGTTCTTCTGTTCTATTAAGATAATTTATTTTCTTTTTTTCTTTTTTTAATAAATACGATTCTTTAGATTTTATTATTTTTAATTCTTTTAATCTTTTTTTATTTTCCTCTAATTGTTTTATTTTATTTTGTTTTTTTTCTAATTTTAATTTATTTAACTTTTCTTTTTCAAGTTTTAATTTAATTATCCTAATCAAACATTTAATTTCTCTTTTTTTAAAACCATAAATAGTGTTAACTTCTTTATAATTTTTAATAAACTCATTTAATTCATAATAATTATTTTTATTATAAGCTATTTCGTATAATCTAATCAATTCTATTCTAAATTCTTCTTTTGTCATATTACTTTATTTTTAAATTGTTAATAATTCTTTTTCTTTTTCAAATAATGGTACTTTATAAAAAGCTTTTGGTTCACCTAATTCTATTTGTAATCTATCGATGATATCGTCAGTTAATTCATCAACGTATTTAACTTGATAGATATCTTCTAACATCTCAATCATATCAGTTATTTGACTATCAAAGTGTTTATCATTATATCTATTTTTGAAATATTTGTTTGCTCTTTGTTTAAGAATTGGTATAATTTCTTGTCTAATGCTATTATCTTCTTTTTCTGACACTTTTTCTTCTTCTTGGTATTCTGGTATACGTTGAGTTGGTAACGTTGCTTCTTGAGCTTTATTTTCTTTAACCACTTTGGTTTTAGTGAATGTTGATACGTCATCTAAAAACTCATCTAATAATTTTTCATCAATTGAAATTGTGTGACTAGAAGAATATTCAACACCATTATGGTTTTTCTTATCTTGAATAGCTGAAAAAAAGTTAAAATTTTTATTCATTTTATTGTTTAACTTTTTTATACTACCACCATCGATACCTAATTGTTCTCCTATTGTTTTGTTGGTGGCAAATAATGTTTTACCATTAGCTTGGTATCTTAAGATGTAAGCTATGTAAAGCTTCTCTGTTTGACTTATTTTTTTAATTGGCACTCTACATAATTTATCTGATATCATCGTAAAGTTTTTTTGTGTTGTTTTTGTTGTTTCCATTTTTTAATTTTTTTATTGGTCATTTATTATTTTTGTCCCTTTTAGGGGACCACCCAGTCGGCAGCTTATCTCCGACTGGACCCTAATCATTAATCTAATCTATCGATTAATTGATATGTTTGTTTCTTGTAAGTGAAGTAACCTTCTTTTAATCGTTGATAGATGTGTACTCTTGTACAACCTATTAAGTTACCTACTTGTTTAATTGAAGTAGCTCTACCAATTTCTTGATTATCTAACATCAATATATATCGTTCTTTATTCATTTGTAATTTGTTTTATTTTTTGTTATGTTGAAGAATTATCTAAACCCTACGTTAATAAATATATACAAAGATACTAAAAAGTTTATAAAATGTAAACTATTTTTATGATTATTTTTAAAATATTTTCTAAAACACTGATTTAGTTGAAGTTACGTTATTAATTATTTTTATAAAAAGTTGAATATTTCTATTTTTATTTTAAAGTTGAAGGATTTGTTTCTACCGATGGGTAGAATTAAATACACTGATGGGTTGATTTGTTTCCACTGGTATGGGTGGAATTAAATCTACTGGTATGGGTAGAATTAAATCTACCGATGGGTGGAATTGAATACCCCTATATAATATTAACTAACATATTATATTTTTTAACAGATTAAGTAATAAGAAAAGATATATAAGAATAATTAAAATAGAAAAATAAAGATTTTAGTTATATTATATCAATTTAAATTCTTTTTATCTTTTATATAATACAAATATACCAATTATATCTTATTTTATTTAAGTTGATAACAATTCTTAATAATCATTTAATATAAAACCATATCAATTGAAATTATTTTATATCAACTATGTTTTTTTATTATTTTATTTATATTTATTAATAAAACAAATATCAATGGAAACACAAAAACAAATATCAATTGAAGATTTATTAAAACAATATCAACGTTACATTATTAAAGTAGCATCAACCTTAACTAAAGATAATTATATCAAAGAAGAATTAATTCAAGAAGCATCTATTGGATTATGGAAAGCTTATATCAACTTCAATGAAGCCGAAGGCTCTTTACATAGTTATTTAATTAGTTATATACGCGGCAGCATGTTGAACTATCTAACTAATTCAACAAGAACTATCAAAATAAGTGCAAATGTAATACACGAAACAAATCGTACCGAAGGAAAAGAAATTGTTAAAACAATATCAATTGATAAAGAAAATGATGAAGGACATAATTTATCAGAAACAATATCAATTGAAGAAGAAGATAATTCAATGGATGACCAACAGGAGCTCGTTAGAGCTCTTCTAAAACAGTATCTATCTAAATTGAAACCAAAGTACCAAACAATTCTAAAACTTCGTTATATGGAAGAAAAAACAATAATTGAAATAGGTGCTGAATTAGGTATAAGCCGACAGGCTGTTGACCAACAACTAGAACTAGCAATACATCAATTACAAAAAGCATTTGGTGTTCAACAAAAAAGAATTAAAGGTGAAAGAGTTGGTTCAGATAGACCAAGAAACAAAAAATAAAAAAGGCCCAATATAAGGGCCTTAATTATTTAAAATAACAGATAATACTAAATAAAACAGATAATAGCTAAAACATAGTTTAAAATGCTTCTAGTGACCTATAGTAAGTTCATCACACGTGTTAATCAAAGTAAATACACTATCGCCCATAGCTTCACACGTAAAGATAAAATCATCGTTGAATTGAAAGTCACCAAAAAGTGTTAATTCAATTCTGATAAATGAAGTTTTACCTGGTAAATCTTTAACTTTAGTTTGATTATAATCAATTGCAATAAGGTATGTATCCAAATTGTCAATGTAAGTTGATGATATAAATCTAATATTTGCTTTAACACGTTTACGTATTGCTTTAATACTTTCAGTTAAAGAAATTTCTGGTGTTATTCGTGTCTCAAGACTTAAATAAACACTACTACAATTCTTTTTATCAATAGTTCCAATGGTTATTTTACCCATTTTGTGATTAAATTCTCTTTGACAACCAATTTTTTTTCCTACCATAATCCGTGTTTTTATACAAAAATACGGCTTTTTTTTAATATATGCAAAATTTTTTTAAAAAAAATTAAAATTTTTTAGTCGTTTTGCTCATAACCACATATTTATTAGAAAGGAATAACAATATTAATAAAAAGATATTATGAAACAAACAGCAAAAGAATGGATTGAAAGCTTAAATGAAGAGCAATTAACAAAAGAACAATCACAAGAACTAATGAAAGAATTAGAAAGAGATTTGGAAATTGCCATGGCACAACCTAAACCACAAAGTGATTGGGACCGTATTCAAGCAGCTAAAGAGTTAAATAAAAACAATCCAAAACAAACAGCATCGACATTTGATTATAAAACATATTTACAAACAGATGCAAAAGCAAAAGAATTATTCTCAACATACTTAACTAAAAAAGGTTACACAGTTGATTTAAAAGAAGAAGATTATGGTATTGATATCGTTGCAACAAAAAATACAGAAGAGTCTTTATTTGAGCTTGAAATAAGTTCTGTAAGTTTTGATAAAGAATCTTTTCCACATCCAGAAGTTAATTTTTTAGCTAGAAAGAAAAAGATGATAGATAAACAAGGTGATTACCATTATATAATAATAAGTAGCAATCACCAATTTGCGTTAACAGCAAAAGCTTCAGATATCTTTAAAGAAGAAAATTATAGAACAAAATATGCTGGTAAAGGAAGAGATGGTGTTGATGAATTTTATGCTTTACCAATAGACAAAGTAAAATTCTTTAAACTTTAACTTTACATAATAACGATAACCAATTAAATTAAACAATCATGACACACAAAGAAATAAACAAATTAGAAGATAAGTATTTACAAAAGATAATGAGACTTATCAAAAGATTAGAAACTAATCAAAAAAAATTACATAAAGTTTTAAAAGATAAAACAAATGAGAATGATAAATAAACAATTAACAGAACTAACTTTAGAACAAGTTAGTTTTCTGGTTTCATCAATTTTAGCTAAATCACATTTAGAACAAAATTATAATCCAGATTTACAAACACTTTTACAAATGTTTATTAAAAAAGAAGCATTAGCTGACGTACAATTAATGGAATTATATAGTTTAGAGATGCACGTGCTACACGATTTACTTTTCCAATATGAAGACATTGAAAAATATGAGATGTGTGCTAAAATAAAACAAGTAATAAACATAGAGAAAGAACTGTTCAAGGAATGGATACTTGCGATGAATGATGAAGAAATAAAAGATGACTGTTTGGAAGAATTCAATTACACCAACATCTATTTCACAAAATATAAAATAAATGAATAATCAAGACTATCAAAAATTAATTGAAAGGTTAAGTAAAAACTTAATAAAAATAATAACAACTTTTTTAATCATACCTTTCTTATTAATTCTAGTGACACCATTGGTATATTGGCAAGCACTATTAACAACAATATTAACAATAACAATTTATAAACAAATAAAAAAATATGTGGGCAAAAGATAAACAAACATTACAATTCTTAGAGAGAATGGGACCTAATTTTCATATGGGTCTTTTTCACTTTCATCAAATAACATCAAAAGCTAATAACATTCCAGAACCAGAAGATAGTGAAATGATAACTTTTGATTACCCAGATGGGTCGCAATATAACATCAATTATGGTAAATTAAAACAATTTGCCAAAGAAGAGCAAGAAAAATTTATTCAAGAAAATGACCATAAATCAGATAACACAGAAGGAACTGAATAAATTAACCATATATGCAAATTGTATAGTCAATGATGAAGAGTATGCAAAAGACCTAGTTCAAAATTTTCTATTAAAAATGTTAGAAGCTGGTAAGGGTGATATGGAGATAAATAGTGGTTACACGTTTAAAGGCCTTCGTCTATTGTTCTTAGAAACTCTTTATATTGAAAATGCTGACTTCAGAAAAAGATTCCCCGACGAATATAAACATTTCAAACAAATGGAAGAAGAGGAAGAAGAAGATTTAGCTGAAAGATTAAAAGAAGAAGATGATAAACAAACAAAGCTAGAAGCAATAAACAAAGCTTATGATTCATTCAACACGTTCGATAAACAATTATATTACGTGCATTATGTAAAAGGAATAAGTCAACGTCAAATAGCAAAAGAAACTGGTATCAAATTAGGTGTTATACAATACCGTTATAAATTGATAAAAGAAAAAATAACAAATAATTACTCAAACACAAATTAAAATGGCAAGAGGAAGAAAGAAAAAAGTTGTTGAAGAACAACCAATCGAACAAGAACAAATAACAGTTGATTTAACAGCACCAGCACAAGAAGATGAACAAACATTACCATCAGCTGGATTAGGTGACACTGTAGCAAAAATAACAAACTTTTTAGGTATACCAAAATGTGAACCTTGTGAAGAAAGAAGAAAAAAATGGAATAAAGACTTCCCATGGTTAACACCAGAAGATTTAGATAAATTGGAGGATGATGATGCTGAACTATTAAAAAGAGTTAAACAAACACCATCAGCCGTTAAGAACGAAGATGTGATAGCTTTATTCGCGTTATATAACAAAGTGTTCTCACCAAAAAGGCCAATCAAAAGATGTCAATGTCCAGGTCTTTTAAGAACCATCGTAGAAAGATTATCTGTGTTATTAGAAAAATAAGTATTCAACCCTCAAAGAAGGGTTGTTTGCATTTATAATAAAAGCTATTTAATTAATAAACAATATACTATGGCAAAAACAACTAAGAAAAAAGAAGATGATAAAATAACACCGTTTGAACAACAATTTGTTGATGTATGGTTTAGGATGAACTTTAACGCAAAACTTGCGTATAAGTCTTTAAAACCTAATGTATCTATGAGTACAGCTGAAACTGAAGGACCAGCAATACTCAGAAAACCTCAGATTCAAGAATATATTGAAATGAAGAAAGAACATATTAGATTGAAAGAAGAAGTTGAACTAGGGTGGATTATAAAAGAATTAAAAGATATCGTTTTTGATATCAACGCGAATGACCATACTGCTTTTGATGCTGAAGGAAAACCTCTAAACAAAACTGACCATAGAGCAAAGATTGAAGCTATCAAAACACTTGCAAAAATAACAGGATTAGAAGCACCTAAAAAAGTTGATGTAACAACTAACGGTGAGTCATTAAATTTAAAAGACTTAATAAATTTTAAACCAACAAATGAGTAAAATAACTCTAATAGATAAATACCAACCATTATTCACAACAGATAGCCGTTATATAATAATAACTGGTGGCCGAGGAAGTTCTAAATCATTTTCAGTAACCACTTGGTTATGTTTATTAATGCATTTTGAAAAGGACCATACTATTCTATTCACGCGTTATACATTATCATCAGCTGATGAATCAATCATTCCAGAGTTTAATGAAAAGATTGAAATATTAGGATTACAAGATTACTTTGAAGTAACCAAGACTGACATCATTAGCAAACGTACAGGAAGCAAAATTATGTTTAGAGGTATCAAAGCTGCATCTGGATTACAAACGGCTAAACTGAAGTCTTTAAATGGCGTTACAACGTGGGTAATGGATGAGGCTGAAGAATTAGTTGATGAACAGCTATTTGATAAGATAAATTTAAGTGTTAGAAAGAAAGGTATTCAAAATAGAGTTATTTTCATTCTTAACCCTAGTTCAAAAGAACATTGGATATATAGAAAATTTTTTGAGGATAAAGGTATTTTACCAGGTTCTAATTTAATAAAAAATAATACAACATATATTCACACAAGTTATTTAGATAACATTGAATATCTAGATGAAACATTTATCAATGAAGTTGAAGAAACTAAGATAAAGAATCCTAAGAAATATGAACATCAAGTAATGGGTGGTTGGTTAGATAAAGCAGAAGGTGTTATATTTACTAACTGGACCATAGGTGAATTTGATAACGATTTAGATTATGGCTATGGTGCTGACTGGGGTTGGTCTAATGACCCGAATACATTAACAAAGGTCGCGATAGATGAAAAGAAGAAAAAACTTTATATACATGAATGTTTATATAAACCAGGTTTAATCACATCAGAATTAACAAATATATTCAAATCAGAATGTTCCAATAGATTAATTGTGGCCGATAACTCAGAAGGTCGACTTATTGATGAAATAAAAAGAAGTGGTGTTAATATTAAAGCATGTACAAAAGGTGCTGGTAGTGTAGCTGAAGGTATTAAGTTATTACAAGATTATGAGATTGTAGTAACGCCATCATCAACAAATATAGTAAAAGAATTAAATAACTATATATGGTCAGATAAAAAATCAGCAACACCAATTGATATGTATAACCATAGTTTGGATGGTATAAGATATTACGTAACAGATAAAACTAAAAACCCAACAATTACAAAATTTAAAATACGATAATGAAAATAGAAAATATTACAACAGAACAATTTATGAGACTACAGTTAATTGTAGATACATATAAAAACGATGACAATAAATTAAATGCCGAGTTAGTAAGATACTTGTACGGCACGTTAGATGTTAAAAAAGTTGAAGCTGATAGAACACTTTTAAATGTTATGCAAATACTTAACGATAAACCAGACTTCATTCACAGATTTGAATTCAATGGTGTTGAATACGGTTTTATACCTAACTTAAATGACATTACAACAGGGGAATTCATTGACTTGGATGAATACATCAAAGATGGAAAACAATTGCATAAAATAGCTGCTATCCTTTACAGACCAATAATAAAACAAAATGGTAAATTATATGACATTGAAAAATATGAAGGTACTAGCAAATATGCTGACACTATGTTAAAGGTTGATTATAAAGTTATTTTAGGTGCTCTGGTTTTTTTTTGGAATTTAGGGAACAGTTTGTTAAAAAATTCAGCTATTTATACTCAGAATCAACTGAACGCGTTGAAGAAAGTGAAAAAAGATTAATTTCTGATGAAGAAGCTTTTGCACAAGAATTCGGTTGGTATCCAATGTTATATACAGCTGCTGGTGAAAAGTTTTTAGAAATAGATAAAGTGACAGAACAAAAAGCTGAAAGTTTTTTAGCCTTTATGAATTTCTATAAAAGAAAAACATTTTTGGATAATAAAAGAATAAACAATCATCGTACATAAAAACTATTTAATTAATAAAACAAATACATATGAACACATTTTATAAAGCATTAGACTTAATCAAAAGTAGAGTTGAATCAAATCCTTTGGTTCACACAACTATATTTGCACGTCTAGATGAAAAGGATTTATATAAAAAACAAATATACCCAATAGTACATATTATACCAGTTGCGGCACCTTATCTTAATTCACAAGTATCACAATTCACATTTGATATCGGTGCATTCGAACAAAGAGATATTTCAAAATTTCCAACTGAAGATAAATTTACTGGTAATGATAATGTTATTGATAACCTTAATTTAACATCAGCTATTTTAATTGATTTAACAACTTATTTGCAAACACAAAATAATGACGATAACATTGAAGTAATTTCAATTGGTAACTTAACACCTATTCAATACAATGATTTTAATATTCTTGATGGATGGACAGTACAGATTACATTACAATTACCTAACGATACGTCTGTTTGTTCTGTAGAACAAATCACATGTGCTGATATGTTAAACTTTACAGGTGTTACATTCTCAGCTTTAACTGAAGAGTTTGGTGTTATGTTAACATTTGAAGGTGGTAATCTAATTGGCGAAACAATTGTTTCAATTGAAGGTTCACCAGACGTAACGTTACCAGAAGGTACAAATACTTATCGCGTAGGGTTTAATTTAGGTACTTATGATATTAGTTGGAAGAAATCTTGTGGTTCATCTACAACTGAACCTAAATCAACAACATATACTGTAACAAATGAAGGTGTAACTGATTTAAAATTAGTAACCAATACAAACTATGATTTTAATTTAACGTTCCCTGTTAATGTTGCTGAAGTAACTACAAATGTTAATTCAAATGATGTTATTGTTAATAGTAATTTAACAGCAAATGATATGGAAGAATTTGTCGAAATATGGAACATATTAAATGGTGAGATAGGAACACTTAGTGACCCTAGATTAGTTGAAACACCTATTAATGATTATTACTTATTCACTTTAACGATGAATAATAATCAACATAGACCAACACATGCTTGGTGTTATTTAATTTAATCATATGAAACAAAAAGATAATCAATTAACAACAATAGGTAGCTTCGTTAATTCTCTAGTTAGTTTTTTAGGTGATAACACACCAAAAAATACTGGAGCATTAGCTAATAGTTATAAAGGAGAGTTTACTATTAATGGAATTGAGATATATGGTTTAGATTATTTTAAATTTATTGAAAGTGGTGTAAATGGTACTGAACAAACATGGGGAAGCCCATATAGTTTTAGTAATAAAATGATTCCTATATCAACTATTCAAGGATATGCTGATGCTAGAGGGATTAACGTTTACGCGTTACAAAAAAGTATATTTAAAAAAGGTATTAGACCTAAAGACATAATAACTACTTCAATCGACAGTAAATTAGATAACTTCGGTGATGATTTAATTGAAGCAATCTGGGATGATTTTGCTGAAGAAGAAAAGAAAAAAGATAAAACAATAAAATAAAAAAACAAATATAATGGCAAGTCAAATATTAGCAGTACAATTTATAGGTCCAGTACCATCTGGAGCAACAGTAACAATGTCTTGGTCTGGTGCTGGTGGAACAGTAACATCAGCAACAGAAGAATTCGTTCCATTAAGAAATGCAAATTACAAAACAACAATTAGTTCAAATCTAGTTCAACAAGCAATTAATTTTAAAAATGCTTTATTAACAGATTATGCTGCTAACTTAAATGTTACACAAGCTGCAAACATAGTCTTTATTAGTAGTAAGAACACAACAAATCCAATGTCTGGTGCTACAACTAGTAGCAATATTATTTTTGATGGGAATGCTAACTTAAATTATTTTAACGTTAGAGAAATTAATGCACGTTCTCCATATTTATTGATATCATCATCTATATCAGCTTTTACTGAGTCACAATTCACTATAACGCAGTATGAAGGTGATATATTAGATTACGTTAATAATCCAGTATCTTACATTAAAACAAAACAAAAGATAACACCAACACAAGAAAATGTTTGGATTAACTTATCTAATTTATTGAAAGAAGATTTAGAATCAGATATTGGTGAATACATAAATTATGCTCCAACATTAGCAAGAGAACTTAGACCAAATGAAAGTAAATGGGCTTTTATTGAAACCGTTAATAGTTATTTAACTACACCAGTAACGACTGCTTATACTTTTTGTTATTTAGTTGATGGTTATATCGACCCTACTGAACAACAAGAAATACCTAGAATTTTAATGACAGGTGAAAAAAGATATTTACATAGAAATTGTAACGCAAGAATTTATTTTAAAACAAGAGATTTAACTACTATAAAATATAGTTCAGCAACTAGTGGACAAATCTCTGTTGAATTTACTGGTAATACTACTGATAACACTGGTTATATTAAAAGTATAACTGTTGATAATATTGGATTAATAAATGATAACGATAGTTATATTACATATGAATTTAATTATGGTGGTACTAAATCTTATCAAACATTTTATTTTTATCCAGAATGTAAATATGAAGTTTATAACTTAGTGTTTAAAAATAAACATGGTATGTTGGAAACTTTATCTATGAGTAAAAAAACAAGTAAGTCATTAAGTGTTGAAGGTGATGAGTTTTTACGTTCTATTGTTGATTTAGAAGGTAATTTTAATATTGATAGACATACAAGAAAACAATTCAATGTAACTGGTACAGAGGAATGGACTTTGAATACAGAGTTTCTACCAGAATATATGAACGCCCCAATTAAAGAAGCTATGTTAAGTGAAGAGATGTGGTTAGTAGATAGTAATGAAAACATAATTCCAGTGATTAGAATGGACCAATCAATCGATTTTAAGACATCATTGAACGATAAGATGATACAATATACAATCAACGTAAAATTAAGCCATAATACCGTAAATAATATCCAATAATGAAAGTAAAAATATATTTAGGTGAAGAGATTGAAAATCTTACACCAGTTGCAGTATCAACTATATGGAGATACAGATTATCTTTTAGAGACACACCAGCTGATTCAACCAGTTTCAATTTTGATACAGTGAAAAATGGAAGTATTTATACTAACATTAGAAAAACATTCACAACTGCAACAACATATGATGAAACATATACTTTAATTGGTGCAACAACTGATGATACTGTAGATAATTTATTAGAAAATTTATTAATATTTAATAACGATGCTAATATAACATACGCGTTAAGTGAGGAAGTTGGTATTGATGGTTTTTATGATATTAATATTGATATTGCAGCACTACCTACAGATTCTTTTTCTATTAACATTAGTGGTAATTCTACTAGTGTTGTAGCTATCTATGGTCCAGATTTAATTGAAACGATTTATGAAACTGGTACTACTGTTACTAGTTATAGTTTGTTAGATTTGTATAGAGATGAAAACATTGAGTTTACTTCTAAACTTTCTGATATTGAGAAGCTATCAAACGTATTTACTGACTTCTCAAATAGCTTTACAGTTCCAGCAACATCAAATAACAATGAGTTATTTAAACATTACTATGACGTTGATATTGACAATACCTTCAATGCTAACATACGCGTTAAAGGTTATTTAGAGATAGATAGTTTTCCATTACGTTTTGGTAAGATTCAATTAGAAAGTGTATCATTAAAAAATCAAAGACCAGATAGTTATAAAATAACTTTTTATGGTGCTTTAATTGACCTATCAGATTTATTTGGTGATGATTTAATTAATCTATTAGATTACGATAAAGAGATAATCAATGGCGTTGAAACACTAGTTAAAAATAGAAATGTTTTATCACAATTTGATTTTGAATATAATTCTGGTAATTTTATTAATAGTATTAATTTACCATCATTTAAAGATGGTGACGTAATAACGCCTTTAATAGCATATGCTGATAGAGATTGGAATTATGGTTCTAATGATGCTATAGATATTTCAACAGATGCTGGTGCAATATTAGATTCTGAATTATTTCAAGCTTTAAGAATTATAAGAATAGTTGAAGCAATTGAAGCAAAATATAATATTTCTTTTTCAAGAGAGTTTTTTGGTGGTGCAACATTTAATAATTTATTTATGTGGATGAATGGTAATGTTGAACCGTTAGCTGATGAGCAGACAATAAATTTAATTGATGGATTAACAGATAGTGGTTCATGGTCTGGACCAGATATTATAATTGATGATTTCATAACACTAAATACAACTGAAAATTATATTCAAATTTTTGTACCTAAAATTGGAACTACCGTGAGAGATTTTCAAGATGTTGAATATTTGGTAAGACCACTTATTGAAAATCAATCTAACACTGGTGTAAAGTTTAAAGTAATTGCTAGAGATTATGATACAGATGAAATATTAGCACAATCAGATATTAGAATTGGAAATGATACTACTTCAAATCCATCTTTATCTATTAAATTAAAACAAAGACTTACTGATTACACAGTTAAAATTAAATTTAATATTCAATTACAAACAACTATGACGTATGATTGTAGAATATTTATTAATATGTTTATAACGCCATCTAGTACAGGTCCAGCATATTCTGATAGAATTAGAAAAACAAACCCTAATACTCAAACTATGATAGCTAATAGAACAATTAGTTCTACTATACCTAAAATGAAAGTAATTGATTTTTTACAAGGGATAATGAAAATGTTTAAATTAATTATAAGACCATTAAGTAGTAATACGTTTTATTTAAACACATTAGATGGTTATTATTCTGAAGGTAATTTATTAGATATAACAGATTATGTTAATCAAGAAACGGTAACAATTGAACGCCCTTATATTTATAAAAATATTCAATTTAAGTATCAAAAAACAAATAACGTTTTAGGTAAAAAATTTAGAGAAACCAACGACCCAATTAATGATGAAATTGGTTATGGCGACTTAAGAGCTAATTATGCTAATATTGAAAGTAAAAATGAATTAAAAGTTGATTTACCATTTGAGAACATGTTATTTGAAAAATTAACTGTGTTATCACCATCAGCAAAGGCTGGTGAAATAACTGATTTAGTTATTGGTCAAAGCATAAGTACTAATGATGAAATAACGTTTAGTAAAAATAATTCTAAACCTATTTTATTTTTTAATAATGGCATAACGTCAAATGTTGATTACCCTATTAAAATTAAATTTGGTGGTTTTTCACCAATACCAGTTTCATATGTTTATTTAATTGGTAATACAAATGATGAAATATTAGAACAAGTAACGGATACAATTAACTGGGGTGCTGAAATAGACCCATGGCACGGCCAAGTTGTTGCAAACTCATTATATCTTAATTATTGGGAGAATTGGATTAACACTATTTATGATACCAAACAACGTAAGTTTACTTTTGATGCAAATCTACCGCCAAGATATATTGAAGAATTATCTTTAAATGATAGAATAATTATCGGTAACCAAAGGTATAAAATAAATGATTACAAAATAAATTTATTGAATGGTGATACAAAATTAACTTTATTTAAAGACATCTATGATTGGAACCAATATTCATTTCCATTAGATATAAATGAACCATACTTAACAGTTGATAGAACAACATTTACATGTAACGCGGGCAAAAAATATTATTCAATTAATATCAATACAAATGTTAGTTGGACGATTACAAAAAGTGATGATGGTTTTGGAACTGATTGGGTTGAATTGTTAACACCAAATGGTGTTGGAGGTAGTGAATGTGTTTTTATCGTTGAAGAAAAAGCATCTCAATCAGAACCAGAAGTATATGAACCAAGAACGATGATTTTAAACATATCAACTGATGAATTAGATGACGTTGAGATTTTTATAACACAAAATGGTTTAGAAGAATAATCATTAACTACAAAAACTATTTAATTAGAAAAGAAGATATGAAAGAAATTATTGATTTGCTACAAGCAAACGAATGGTATGATGGTGATG